ATGTCAACACCCGCTTCGTTCAAATCAGAACGATCGGAATCACTAAACCCTGGTTGCGTGAGATCCACGACATAACGAGCAACGCCTTTGTTACCCGCCGCTGGTGACACTGGCCCATTAACAGCGTCATTACGAGCAATAAGACCAGCAGCAAGTGCAGACGGAGCAACGGTGCGAGGAGTCGTCGAGTCGAGAACACCAGGAACCTTGACCCATGGGGCAAAGATGGCTCCGTATTCATTGCCATCAAGCTGAAGTCCTTGTGCTTCCACAATCAGTGTTGCTTTGGTAGGCGTGTCCGTTGCATCCAGCAAAGCAACACGGTTGTTCAAAACAGCGTGGTTCAAAAGAGCGGTGCGCGTGTTAGAGGTCACAATGCCAGGAGCAGAAACCTGACCAGGTCCATAAGCGGCAGAGAAATACGTCAGCGCGGTAGTGCGGAGAGCATCATTCACGCCTGCTTGGTCATCAGCGCCACCCGTTAGGGCTTGTGCAGCAATAACGGCAGGATCGAGACCACTAGGCGAAGTCGGAGCCGAAATAGTCCCCCACTTCGATGACCACGTGTAGGCGGTCGCAGCGGTGTCGAGTTCCTTGGAACGGTCAACTTCTACGCCGTTGTAATACACAACGATCACAAACGTTCCAGCGGTTACACCGGCAACAATGGCAACGGTAACGGCGTTGCCCCATGTACCAACGCTGGATGCCGTGAACTTAATAGAGTTGCCTGCAGATCCGTCCAGAAAGGTTTTGCTTGCAGCAACAGCTGAAGGACCTTCAGTGCGTATTACGTAGGCTTGGGAGCCGCCTTCACGAAAGAACGTGTCAAGTGGGTCATAGAGCGAGTAGGTTGCTGTAGCGGTAGAACGAGCACCGAAATAGGTTGTGTAGTCGTTCATGGAACGCAGCAATGTAGGAACCGTGGTGGAACCCTTTTGCGCAGTTCCGACAACGAACCATGTACCAGTATCAGTGGGAAGACCGCGCGGTGTTGGAGCGGTGCGAGATGAGACAAGGATGCCGGGACGGTAGGCAACGGTCATTACTTGGTGCCCTTCTTTTCGGCGTCTTTGTCAACAACGACAAGAGCGCCGGATTCGGCGTAATTGATAGCTGTGCGATCCCACGTCACTTCTGCTGTCTCTGCAACGCCAAGGATGCAGTCAGACAGGGGAATCGATGTTCCCGTCATGTTCGTAACGGTCTTTTTCTCGCTCACGCTGGCAATTCCTCTACGTCTATGTCGACGGTTTGAACCAAGCCAAACGGGCCAGGATCGATTTGCGGATCCGTAGGCGGAGTGCTAGGACCACTATTAGAGTTTGCCACACCACTCACGGTAATATTTAGGGTGATGATGCCAGCCTGGATGGTTTTCTCATCCTCGAAAGCCATCACGTCGTAATCGTCACCACGCCATGTCAGCGTTTCGGCGAATCCGTCCATAGAACGGTGTTGCAGAAACGCCAGTTTCACGGCACTCATGTAGGCAGAAAGCAGCAACCGGGTGTTGTCCTGGCTGGTCGATGAAACAACGATGCCAAGGCCAACGGGAAAAACCGCCGTCCACGTACCATCACCTTCCATCTCAATATCTTGAGCAGCAGGTACAAAGACAACACATGCAGGAAGACCGGTTTCTGGCCATGTATCAAGGCTCTTTGAATTCAAGTAGGAGAATTCCGCATCTTCCCAAGAAGGAAAATCGAGCTCTTTGCGCCGAAATGTCTCGGCGAGATACGGATGTAGCCACTTCTTCAGAAACGCAATGACCGCGTTGTGAACGTCGTCATCATCAATGATGGAGCCATAGAGGTTGGTCGTCATCCTCGCGTCGCCTCAACGAGATGACGTTGGAGAATTTTTACCCATTCCTTTTTGTTCGCTTCATTCAGCTCAATCGGCGGACGTTTCGCTACGCCTTTGCCAAGCTGATGTCTCATCGCATATGGAACTTTGGTACCAAGAACCATTTGGTCTTTGGTGATTTTTGAAATGTGATCTGGCGACAACGAATTGGTAAGGCTGTCCCGCAAACGATGCGTCATGTGCAGGATTCGATAATCGATCACGGGACGAGAGGTTGCGCCGTCCCTGAAATGAATGATCGTTCCATCGGCCATCATCTTCTTTTTCTTGGCAACCCAGGATGGAGAAATGGCTTTCCAGCCTCTAGAACCGCTACGCCCTTGTGTATCGAATTGGCGTTTTTCCAAGGTCAAAAAGGAGCGGTGCATCTCACGAAATGCAGGACGAGCATCCTTAAGATTTCTCTCAAACCGCTCCAAACGACGGGCTATTTGTGCTTGACCAGATACCTCAAAGTTGAGTTCGACGACCATTTACCAATAGACCTTGAAGCCGAGCAATGTACGGTCGTCGAAGTTGCCGAGCGGCATGAGGTCTTCAGGAGTACCGTCCGTGCCGTCATCGTTTTTGACGAACATAACAAGTTCATCGAAACGTTTGTCGAAACGCTCTAGAAGACGGTCGTAGGCAGAGCGATCGGATTGGATCTCATCCATGAAATAAGAGCCTTCGATCTCAATCGCAACACCAATGGCGGCAGTGCGTCGAGCGAAGTTAAGTTTGGTCTCGGGGATCTCACCACAAGCAGCGGAAATGCGTTCTGCAACGTCATCGATCAACGGCATGATGTCGGCACGCTTCGGATTTGTTTTGTCCGTGAACGTGCCGACTACTACGCCATTCTTTTCGCGTGTTCTTGCCCGAATGACCGCACCGATGTCTTCGGGTGACGGTATCCAGTCATGCATGTTTTACGCCTTTAGCAGGTCTTCCTGAAGTTTCGAGAGTGACTTGACAACACCATTACGGGGTTCCGGTCGAGCTTGTTCGGCCTCCAGAACACGGGTGACGAAGTCGAGACCCTTGCCTTTAACAGCGTTGTGTACGTCTTTGGCAGACGATGCGTCGAGGTAGTTACGGATTTCGTCGTCAGTAGCTGACTCTTCCAAGCCAACAACTTCAGCCGGAACCTCTACTACGGCCCCGTCCATATATGCCTGAATGACGGCAAGAACGTCTGCACGATCCTGCTCGCCCTTTTCAGCTACGTACAGCTTCTCGATAAGAGAAGGTGCGTAACCACCAAGGTGGGCTTGAATCTCGCCTGCGTTACCGCTCATGAGGTAGTTGGCGATCTTCTCGGCGTTGGCTGATTCCTCAAGAGGGATCAGCTCACCAAGGATTTCGAGCTGTCCACCCTTGGGCACAAGTGCACCAAGTTCGTCTAGACGCTTTTCCTCAGCAGCCGGAAACTCTACGAACTGACCGCGAACAGCCGTACGGTGAACCGTACGTTCGTCGCCATCGTCGTCATACCAGACATGTGCAAATGCAACTTGTCGCTTACCCATTTACAAAATTCCTTTACTGTCAAACACCAGTGATTTTCAGAACGCCGTATGGGTTGTCGACGAAGATTGCAGGACGGACGGACGACTTGACGGTGTATTTTTCAAGCAACTTGTCTTCGACTGAAACGGTTTGCAACGGTTGCTCGACACGGTATTGACCGACTTGACCGCGACCAGCAAGTGCGTAGACAGAACCCACGGTGACTTGCTGGGTTGCAAACAAGGTGGTGAAGCCGTAATCGTTTAACACGGACTGAAGTGCGGCACCGTAGAAGAGACGAAGAGTCGTCAAATCCGTGGGGTGCATAATCAGCGTGTTGTAGACCAGACCAAGTTCACGAAGGTCGTTTGTCTCAACAACAGCGGCAAGATCAGCAATAGGCGTCAATGCCGGTGCAGTCGGGCTGGAACCATTGGGAATGGCTGCAGACCAGTCGTGACCCGAGATAACACCAGCGCCGGAAAGAGCCGTAATGGCGGTTTCCAATTCTTGCAATGCTCGAATGTTGATCTTACGAAGGATCGTGTTCGCAAGCTGCGTGGTGTAGCGCTGCAACAGACGAGTGTCGTTGCGGTCGCGAGCCTCGTAGCTGTACTCGAATTGCCCACCCCATTTTTCAGGGCTTGCAACACCAGGTGCGGTGCGGCTGAAGGTAACGAGCGGGAACGCTGCGCCGGGTGCAACACGTTGCACATCACGGGTAGCGTAGAAGTCGTTAAGACCAGCCTTCTCGTAGATTACCGATCCACCTTCAAGGCCACCACCGTTATCGAAGACAAAGTCCAAGATGAAACGTGAGCGGTTGACATTGAGATAGTCAGCAATAAAGCGATTGACTCGTGTCGGGTTGTTGACAAGAGTGTCAGCAGTGATCGAGTTACCAGAAACGGTAGCTGGATCAAGCGGATACATTACAGGTGCGTTAGCCATGGGTTTCCTTAAGCTCCGATCCGCACGAAGACTTCATTACCGCTAGTTGCGGTAGTAACGGCAGTGCCGACACGAATACCGGATGCGAGAGTGATTGGCTTTGCTGCAGCATCGGCTTCTACGCCAACGCCAGCAGTGATGTTTGCTCCAGCGATCATTGGGACAATCGACCCAGGCATAATGACTGCAAGCTTTGCGCCTGAAGCTGCATCAGCAGCCGAGACACCGAATGCAGCAGCAGCCGCAGCGGTATGTGCAACTCGCAAGTTGCCACCAGATGCTTCGGTAGTCAGGCCAGGACCGGATTGGATCGTTGCCGAGATAGAAACGAAACGACCACCAGTAACAGCCGCAGTTGCCTGCGCTGTCAGGTCGGGGTTGCCACCGCGATAGAGCGGCGTAACTTCATTAGCCATTAGAAGACACTCCCTGGAGTAACAAGACCGTTCTTCCACTCATCCGGGTACTCGTCAGCGCTTGCAGCGGAGTCGGTAGGAGCGGCGGAGTGACCGATTTCCGTCGTCGGGAAGACGTTTTCCGGAAGGTCTTTGAGAATTTGTTCGGCGCTTGCAGCGTTAAGGTCATACATCGATGCGTACGTTGCAGCAGAAGCAGGAGCGATCTTGCCCTTTTGCAAAGCGTTTTGAATGACGCTGTCGCGAGCGGTCTCGTGTTCCCTTTTCTTCATTGCCGCGTTGTCTGCTTCGATCTCGGCAAAGCGAGCTTGCATTGCGGCAAACGCTGCCGTGTCAACAGCAGTGAGGCCTTTGGGAAGCTGAACGGAGTTCTGCGTTTCCGAGGTCTCTTCTTCCGTTCCCTCTTTAGGGGTAGCGGGTTGCTCCGGGGTAACCGGTGCGGCTGGTGTTTCGGTCTCTGGGTCCGGCGTTTCAGGCGTTTCGGTCTTCAGAGCCTTGATTGCATCAAGCACTTCTTCGTCCGTTGCGCCCTCTTGCAGTCCCAGCTCTTCCAGTTGGTCTGGAGTCACAGGTGATACCTCCGTGGCGTTTGAATCCAAATTACTACGGAGGGTGGCGCTATTTTGTGACGTGTTGCGGTTTTTGTTGACAAGCTGTGGTGCGGGCGCTACGGACCGACCGGCGTAATTGAATGCAGAGAGGTCAAACGTGTTCTCCACGTTCTTCGCGTTGTCAGCCTTGTCGTCTTTCTTCTTGGCCTTCTTCACGCCATCGGCAAGACCGGCATCCACTGCTTCTTGAGCGGAGTACCATGTCTCTTCGTCCATGGCAGCACGAATGTCTTCGGAGTCATTGCCCGAACGTTCCGCGTAGATGGCGACGATCTTGTCCGTGTTGCGATCCAAAAAGTCAGCCGTTGCGCGCATTTCTGCGGCATCGCCCCACGCAATCGTGGAAGGGTTATGGATCATCATTTCTGCGTACGTGTTCATTTCCACGTAGTCCGCTGACTGGGTGATGAACGAAGCTGCAGAAGCAGCAATGCCGTCAACCGTGCAATTGACTGTTGCTTTATGGTCCTTCAGCGCGTGGTAAATCGCTACGGCGTCATAGACGTCGCCGCCTGGTGAGTTGATGTGGAGGTCGATCGTCTTGGCGTCAATCGCATTTAGCGCTTTGACAAAGTCCTTTGCACCGACACCCCAAAACGGATCAATCACGTCATAGATGTCGACGCGTACCGTGTCGTTTTCGGCTTTGTTTTCAACGCGAAACCAGCTACGAGGCTCCCCGCCTGATTTCGCCATGATTGAGCGGTATCGCTCTTGAGGGTTACTCATGCGGTTGCCTCTTGTTCTTTCTTGTATATACAAACTGCGGTTCCACGACATAAGGTTCCGCCTAGACAGTCACGGAAACGACCGGAGCCGTAATCACGCAACATTTCGGATCGTGTTTTGTACTTCGTGCCGTCGACTCGACCGCACGGACCGCATGTGCGACGGTCCAGGATTTCTGATGAGTACCAAGACTCAACGTCGCCTTGATCAAGCGTGTCGAATCGGCTTTCGTTGAACGTGCCGTGTACTGCTCCACCGAGGTTTTCGGTCAGGTATGCATCGGTAAGTGTTTGC